TTTTCCAACTCCTGATTCACAATTTAACGGCAACTCCTGTGCCCACTTAGGTCGCATCCTCATGCACATCTCAACATACTCTTGACCTGTCTGCGCCTCTTGCTCAGGTATAACGCAAGCAATCGCATCATGTACAGTCATTACAACCTTGTACTTCTTTGCTACTTGTAACATCTGCTCACCAATAATAATTCGGGCTAATGCTTGGCAAACATTCTCAATAACTTTTCCGCCGTAGATTCTGTTAGGGATGACGGCTTTACCCTTCTTAGTGTCATAAACTAACTCGCTCTTACCTTCTTCATTAGTTATCTTACGTAGATTTGGATACTTAACATATAAGCCATTAGGTAAACGAATTCCTCTAGCACCTTCAACAACCAATATGCCACCACGACCTAGCGTAGTAGTTTGGTTAGCAAGCATCGCATCTAAGGCTAATCCCGCTTGTCTCCAAAGTTGCGGTATCCAATCATAAGTTTCCCGATAGACTTGGATAATACGATTGGATTCCCCGTCCTCAATTTCCACATTGAAAGTCTTAAGTTGCACTTGGAATTTCTTACTGCCCATGCCGTAGCCACATCCCAATATCGTCGTCTTACCGACGAAACGTTCATCTTTGTTAATTTCTTCTTCCGCCTTGTTGTATATAGACGATGCCATGATTTTGTATACATCCTCGCCCCTTTCAAACGCATCAACTAAATCATTTTGGTCAGCCAGCCACGCTAGGGTTCTTGCTTCTATTTGGCTAGAGTCAGAGTCCACAATCACCGATCCAGGCGGAGCCATTATTGCTTTTTTTAACGTAGACCCCCTTGGCAAGTTCTGCAAGTTCACCTTGTCATCACCGCCCCAACGACCTGTATGAGCTGCATAGTAGCGTAGTGGTATGGGGAATAAGCCCCGCTGCGAGATCTCGATAAAGCGTTCAGTCCTTGATTCTTCAATGGTTGACTTCATCCCCAAACGTGCGGTTGCAAGAATTTGCACATTTTCGTTCTCATGCTCAAGCAACTCTTTAAACCCTTCGTCAGTCTTAGCAAATGCCCATGCTTCCTTACCTGTAACGTTGCTAATCTTGCGTGGGGGTTCTACACCTATGTTTTTTAACAATGTAGCAAATTTGTCGTTGCTCATTAAATCTTCTTTAGCGTAAAACTCTAAACATTGTTGTTTTTTAACTTGAATATCACCTAAGTGGTCGTACAGTATATTGCCGTCAAGCCATAGGCTAGGCTCAGTAAACATACGGATAGTCAGGTCAATAAGTCGTAGCTCACTAGGAGGGAAGTCTGCACTTAGTTGCTCAAACAAACCCATCGTAAGCACCACGTCGTTCTTGCAATACTCACCATACCTAGCTAACTCTTCTTCGGTAAAGTCAATTCGACGCTTACCCTGTGCCTGTAAGACTTCTGTGCCTTTCGCCCCAAGGTTGTAGTGTTCAGCTAGCTTAGCTAAACTACCGCCTACTTCCGTGCCATGTATGGCTCTTGCCATTGATAGCGTATCTGCAATGCCCTTGGGTTTTATACTAAACTCCCAATTAAGAATAGCCATGTCAAACATAGCGTTGTGGGCTATCACAAGATGCTTGTCGAGTTCAAAGCTATCTAAAAACTTCTTTGTATCTGCTTTAGTACCACTAAACCAAGTAGGAGCGCCCCCTTGTTCGCACACTGCCACCCCAATGGTTTCAAACTCTTTAGATCGAATGTATTCCTCTGTTGTTAACTTGGTGAGGGAAAAAGTTTGTGAGTAGTAAGTCTCAAAGTCTATGCAAAAAATATTCATGGGTAGCGTAACTTCCCAATCGTGGTGCGCATAGAGTTAGCTGTGTTGAGAATTGCTAAAATCTTTTTGGGGCTTGCGCCTTTTGGTTGTACCGAAAAGGATGATAGTTCTGTTGAATTTGCATCAGCATTCTGTAGCAGAGTATTCATAACTTGCTTAGTAAATAGCTCGCCTTGTAGACTCTGCATCTTGTCCCATAGGGCTTTGATCTCTTTGTCGTTTAGGAACGGCAACTGATCTTTGTATTCCTTACCCCCATTGGTTCGCATTTCAACAGGGAGAAGAATGTCTCGCCATTTTGCAGGATACCCATCTCGCAGGGTAGGTATAAACTCATCAGGATTACTGCTCATGCGTTCAAGTAATATCTGAACACCTTTGTTCATTTCAACATCTGCCATCAATATCCCCCTCGTCAAGTAAGCTCCTTAAGGTTGCACCTAGCAATGTTAGGCTCTCCTCGTTTACTACATACGCATGTCCACCCGCTTTACGGATGTCTGCCATTTCTTTTTCTTGTAGTGCAGTAGGCTTATTGTTGCCTGCTTTACATTCTATGGCGATAAAATTACCCTTAGCACAACACACAACATCAGGTACACCTGAGCGACCAAAGCCATACGTTGCGGGGAAAAAATAATAAATGCCGTAAGCCTTAATTAGCTTAACGACTTTTGCTTTTACTTTAGATTCGGGAGTTTGTGCCATACGACCATAGTAACATGGTGTTGGACTTTGTCAAGGGGGAGAATTAAATTTTTTTAATCCTAACAAATGTTAGGAAGTGAGGGGGTATGTAGATTGCCCGCCCCTCGTCGGGCTTAAAAGGATTCAGTTAGCGAATACTTCTACGGGAGGACTAACTGAATAACGAATTACGCTTGCATCTACAAGGCTACTAGTAAAACGTTATGTAACAATTCCCTCCCTTTATTTCTTACTCGCTAGTTCTACTTCTCTATTCATATACCATTGTGCCTTCTTAAGGTTCTCAAGCCTATCACCTTTGTAATCTGCACGACTAATATACTTAACGACATTACCTAGGTTATACCCTAGGTTCTTTGCCTCGATAAAGTCAATCGTCTCAATCCCGCCTGTCTTGTAGTGAGGTGGATGATTCACCATATCGTCAGCATATACCGCCATTGACATTACTGCACTAGGTACAAGTGTTGAGGGTCTATTACTTCTTGCCCATTTGTCCTGTTTTGATTTAGACGCTGCCGACTTTAGCTTAGTTCTACGTTGATATACAGTTTGCACAGCTACCTTAAACAACTTGGCAACTGCAATAGCCTTAGCGGTAGGGTTCTCTAGTAGGTAGTTATTTAACTTTTGTGACTTCTTGCTTATTGTTCTCATCTTTGATTCCTCTTTCTTTGTTTATAAAATTAGCCAACACTTCCCGAATCTTTGCACTTCTGTTTGGGTAAGTATTTAAATACTCATACACTTCTTTTTCTATCCGTAGTGATACATACATCATCGTAGGCTTAACGGCTTTGCCTCTGACTTTTTTTATTACCTCATTCATTGTTGTCTTCCATAAATCCTCCCTTAAATACCTAACAAATGTTAGGCTCTAATACTACAAATGTTGTGGGGCTAACACGCAAACCAACATCAATAAGGATTTGATGGTCTTCTAGTAGCTTCAACATTCCTACACTCCTACGAATAAAGTCGGGGAGTTCCTCACTTGCTTTTATAGTAATAGGGTTCTTCTCGCCCTTTTGTATAGCATAATCCAATCCGTCAATATGGACAAGGTAAGCATCGCCTTTACGCAACGCTTGGTCTATTGCAGTACTTGCTTTAGCCTCTGCAGTCTTGCGGGGGAAGTCATCACCTTCTGTTTTTGCAAACACACAAAATTCTTCCCAATACTTATCTAATAGAAAGTCTATTGCTTTAGGTTGTAAGTCTCGCCAAGTACTGTGCATCGTACTAGTTAATTGGTTATTAACTTCATACGAAATTTGATACGCAACTTTGCATGCCTCTACTACCTTCTCAGTAATATCTTTTTTACCAAAGAACTTATCTATATGTTTCATTGCCTTGTTAAGGTGAATAGTTTTCATACCCGAGCCACGTTCCCGCATCTGTTGTACTCTAAAGTTATCTACCGCATAACGCTTACCCTTAGCGTAGTTATCTGCATACACCAAACCTAACTCCTCACGCTTATCCATCACCTTAAAGTGAGTAGCTACATAGCCTGTCCTTACTGACTTGCCATTAACTTGTGCCCAAGTAAAGTTAGAGTCAGCTTCTTCAAATACCCATTGCGGATACTTGAGGGCTAGCTTCTCAATTAACTCCACTAGGAATGGTTCAATAGCCAC